GATGGTATACAGTTCCGCATTTTTCAGCATTGCATCCATTTTCTTATTCGGCTTTGCGTGACTTTCAACATCATAATCCTTGTTGATTTCATATTTTCCGGTTTTCCCATCAATATATGCTAAATCTTCAAATTTTGTTCCCGACCTGTGGAATAACATGTCTTTCGAAATCTTCCATATATTTCTATTAACCTTTGTTGTATTAGATATCTTATCAACTCGTCTTCTGTACTCTGGAGAATTGATGAGATTTGAGTCAACAACCGTATTTTTGTACTTATACTTCCTTTTACTTTCTTCTTTCTCTCTACTGTTTTTCCATTCATCAAAGTTCATTCCATGCTCAGAATACCCATTCAGCCATTCATGATACGCCTTATCATCCATATATGCCGCAGTGCTGCACCTACATCTTGGATGCATCGGAGGAGCGTTGGCTCCAGGCATCATTTTGGAAACTTTAAATTGCTTCTCATCCATCCCTTTGCAAATTGGACAGGCATCTCCTAGTGTAAGAAACGTATATTCATCAAACCCATTCTTTTCAAAAGATTGTTTCTGTGCTTCTGTCTGCACCCTTGCAAGTTCTGTTACCATCAGACGCTCCGCGTTGCTCTGGCTGACTCCGAATCTTTTTCTTAGATGTGTTGCCAGTTTTTTCGGATTTTGCCCTTGGATAAGCCCAATTTGCAATAACTTGGCTAACTCCGATTTTAACATATCTTGGTACATCCAGATGCGATCTGAAAAAGTCGCATTGCGAAAAGACGCATTAACAATAACTCTTGCCTTTTTGGCATTATTTTGTACAGTTTTCCCGAGGATGCCAGCCTGACGCTTCAACTCCTTTTCTGTCCGATCATACAAAATCTGATCAAACAGCTTATCTATTTCATCGAATCCGGCTACCATTTCGAGTCCAATCTGAGCTTTCAGAAGTTCCAGTCTGTTTACTTTCATCGTGAGATTGTAAAGACGCATTTCTGCATTTGCCTTGTCAGAAAACTCTTTATCTTTCACATATTTCTTTGCCTTTCTTGCATAAGATTCAATATCCAGTTTCGCAACCCTTTTCTTCGCTTCTGAAAGAGTAATTCCTTCTTTCCTTGCATACCGCACATAAAAACCATTGATCTGTTTTTCAATCTCATCCATCATATTCTGATAGATTTCATCTAATTGTTCCCTGAACTCCTTTTCTTCCTGTATATTATGTTTCTTCTGCTCTGCTTCTCTTTCTTTCCAGTACTCCTGACTGCTCACCTGGTCCACCTCCGAACATGCTATTCATCACAGCATCTTCTCGTTGCTGATTTTCTTCCTCGATTTTTTTCATCTCTT